TACATAGGCTTTGGTTGCGGCATCTTGTGCGTCAGTTGGATCTGTAAGTCCTGTGATCTTACCTGTAACAGCAACACCATCTGTGCTTGTTGCTAATTTTGCTGAGTTCTCAAATAAAAGTGTAGCAATACCGTCTGCGGCTGATATAGCAGTATTTGCCAATGCGCCATCTTGTATTCTAACAGTTGGACCGCTTATGATTAAAGTACCTGTGTTGTTATCGATGTTACCTGTTGTGCCACTGTGATATATTCTCATATCATTATCAGTGCCAAACCTAACTTCCTCATTATCGTCAAGGTCAATAGGTTTGGTAAGTGCTGATGAGTTTAGTGTGCCATTTGAACTGTCTACTAATAGTGTAGAGTCAGCGGCAACAACATCTATTGACTGCGATGAACCGCTTGGGATAACAATACTAGAAGTTGCATTTGTAATAGCAGTATCAACTTGTGTTTGTGTGTAAGCATCTGTTATGCCATAACCTGATAGTGTAGTTGGTGTTGTAGAAATATCTGCAAATTCTAAATTGTTAATTGTTGCTGTATTGAAATCAATTGAAGTAGCACCTGTAAAGTCAACTGCACCTGTAGGTGCCATATTGTTTAATGTTGCCGCATCAGTAATGCCATAACCTGCTAGTGTTGTTGGTGTGCTTGTAATGTTTGAAAATGCTGTTGTCACACCTGTCAACGCACTACCATCTATTGCCGGTAGAGCACCTGTAAGTGTTGTGGCGTTCAATGTGCCGTTTACACTATCAACCAATACAGTTGAGTCTTGTGCTACAACGTCTATGGATTGTGCTGAACCACTTGGCAATACTGAACTTGTAATAGCATTGTCTACTTCTGTTTTTGTGTATGCATCTGCAATGCCGTATCCTGCTAGTGTAGTTGGTTTGCTTGTAATGTTTGAAAATGCAACACTGCTGGCACTTATACCAGTTAATGCACTACCGTCTATTGCTGGTAAAGCTCCTGTCAATGCACCTGCATTTATTGTACCTGCAACTCCGTCTATTAGTACAGTTGAATCATCTGCGGCTACTGTGCCTACTAGTTCGCCTTCAAACTTACCTGTAAATGTTTGTGTAGCACTATCAAATACCTTTGTACTGTCGTCTGCAAATATATCACCTTGAACATCTTTAATCTGTAAACTACCACCACTTACAACAATGTTTCCTGCTGCATCAGTTTCTAATCTTGTCCCGCCTATGTAAATAAAATCTTTTACATATAGGTCACTCCATTGTTTAGACGCACTACCTAATGAAAAATTACCATTAGTAGTAGGTATCATGTTAGAACCTATACTGTCTAGATCTAGCGTGGTTGCACTATAAAGCTCATCAAAGTTGTCATTGATTTTATCAAAGGCAGTTCTTAATGGATCACCGTCGCCTTTATTTGCACTTGTTCCTATGTTAATAGTTTGCTTAGCCATTATACTCTCCCTACCACAACTTCAACTGTGCCTTTGCCGTTGTCTTGTTTATCGCCAACGGCTTTACCTATTACCTGTCCAACACCTGGTGAGTTGTTAACTATAGCATAACCTGGAATACTTGCTGTTACTAACATATCTCCTTTTTCTACAGGGCCTAGTACTTTACATGGTACACGCCCTTGTAATGCTATTGCTGTTACATAATCACCTTCTAGTGTTGAATTCATCAAGTGTGCAGGGTTAGTTGATACAACTCCAGCAACTCTCGTATTGCCTTTGGTGTTTGTGATAGTAACTTCTTCATCACCACCAAACACTAGTACTGTACCTTCCTCATAGTCTGCATCAGCTAGATAGTTCTCAGCCAAGTCAGCGTATTGTGCTGAAGTTGCAGTTCCATCAAACACACTTGCATATACTGTGTTCCATTTTCTGGCTGAGTTACCTAAGTTTCTATTGTTTGCAGTTGCGTCTGGTTCGATACTTGAATCAACTCTTGCTGTAAATGTAACTGTATCAGTTGTAGCATTACCTATATCAACTGCGCCATTAAATACAGCAGTGCCGCCTACAGTCATTCCGTCAACTATTGCTACAACACCGCTACCTTTTCCGTCTAGTGAAAGATTTGTGTTTGTACCACTGTATGCTGTAATTGTATCAACATCTAAACTGTCAGTGATATTAACATTTCCTGTTCCGTTACCATTTAAATTAAGATCGCCATTTGTTGTTAAACTTGCTATGTTATCAACTTGGATACCTGAGTCATTAATTGTTGCTTCAGGTGACCCATTGGTGACAAATACTATTGTATTTGCAGCACTTTCAGAAAATCCTCCACCTGCTCCAAGACCAATACCTGTACTTGAAGCATCTCTTTCAGACAAGGCTTCGATAAAGTTACTATACAACCAATCAGTTGATACAAAACCTTCTCCTGTATAGCTACTAGCAGTTTGGAAGTTACTCTCGGTTGATTGTCCTGTACTACCTACATCTATTATACCTGGAAATTCAGTTACAAGAGATGCACTTGTTGTTCCTGTAGCATTAAGTATTACAGCCTGTCCTGGTGTTTTTAATGTAAGTGTTGTACCGGTACCAGTTGTTGTTGCTACTTCATAAGTATCAGCACCACCTAGTATTAATCCTTGCGCTCTGATATTACCATCTGATTGTGTTTTTACTATCTTACTATTTTCACCAGTTGTAGTTACTTCAGTAGTGCTATAGGTATTTGCAGCTGTTCTAATAAGAACTTCGTCACCGCTGTTTGCAAAAGCTCCTAATTCGCTATCTCTTACAGCGCCTCCTTCTGATAAAATTGTATCAAATGTTATTGCACTTACTGCACCGTCACCAGCGGCGCTTCTACCTAGTACAGTATCAGTTGGAATGTGTTGTAATTTGCTAGGTGCTATACCAGTTGCTGTACTTGAACTTGTTTGTAATTCAACAAAACCATTTGTATGTGTAAATTCAGTATTTTTAAATGTTGCTATACCTAGATCACTTTGACTAATTCCTGTAGCATTGGCCCTTGTGCCTGCTGTGTTCATTGCCAGTTTACTTTGTGCAATAGCTGCACTTGAATTTACGTCAGCATCTATTATAGCATCAGCTTCGATTTGTAAATCATATTCTGTACCTAAAGCGGTTCTTGTAATAGTAACATTTACATCGCTTGCTGTTGCTTCTGTTGCATTTGTAATCTCCGGGAACGGACCACCTACATCTGCTTGTAGTGCAGTAGTCAATCCTACTGCCTGTGCAACTCCATTATATATAGTATCGGCGTCAGGATTAAAAGTTCCTGTCCCGACAGTATAAACAATTTTTCTAATGCTTCCAAACTGTTCATCAGTAACAGTTGATATTTCAATAATAGTTCCTGTTGCAGTTGGAGAAATAGGATCATTTTGTATAGTATCAGCCGCAGAAAATGTTCCGCCTGTTTCAGGTTCAGTATACAAAATCTGTTTGCCGCTGAATACTACTAGTTCATTTTGGCCAACTGTGCCTACAGTTGTATCACGCAGTTGTTTTACTGTAGCGAATGCGTTAGCATTATCATCAACATAGTTTTTATTTGTAGCATCGCTTCCACTAGTAGGTAAAGCAAGGTTTTGAATTTTATTTGAATTTAAATTTAAGTTTCCTTCCATTGGACTAAGTCCATTCAGAGGAAGAAACCCTGCACCAATTCTATTTCCACTACTTCCAATTTGTGCGCCTGACTTAACATTAAAACCTAGTACTCTGTTTATGTATCCGCCGATGGCTTTTTCTGTTGGAACAGCTTGTCCAGAATCGTCTGCAAAGCTATCGTCTGCTGAGAATTCATTAATTGTAACACCTTTCTTAAAGCCAAGTGCGTTTGCATTAGAAAGACCAATTTCACCAGCAAATGTAATATCACCAGTTGCTTGGTCCACACTAAAGAATTTACCAACTCGGAAGAAACCGTTCTGATCCGTACTTACAAAGAACACACGCCCTTTACGTCTTTCCCATACCTGAGCAGTTGTCGCTGTTTCTGAATCTGTGTAAAAGTCTGCTAAACTATTTACAGGGTTTCCTAATATAACATTAGGATAGTTAGAATCGTTAAAAGATCCTGTGCCAATTTGTGTAAAATCGTGTCCAGTTGCTCTCATAAGTGAAATACTTACTGTGATTTCGCTTGTAGCACCAGTTGCTAATCCTGCTGTCAGTGTTCTTTCAGCTGCAGGAATCGCACTGTTTAATCCAGCGCCACCATAACCACTATTAATATTTGTACCAGCAATGTCAACAAAAGTAACATATGCCCAACTAGTCAGGTTGATTGTTGTGGGTACACTATTAGCACCTAATGCTCCACTGGTTGATCCTGTCAATTGATCTGAGGTGTTAAAAGTCCCTGTTACATTTTCTAATTCTATTGTACTACTAGATACACTAGCATGTACAACACCAGTAGCACCTGTAGTCGCCTGTGTGATAGTTTCACCTGCTGTCACACTTACACTACCAGTTAGTGTAAATTCTGCAACAGTTGTATAATTTGTTATACCATGTGTTTTACCATCCCATAAGAAACGCATACCACCTGTGGCACTATAACCGGGATCCCCTGGATAAAGACCTGTTGTTACTGAACTATCTCTTGTGACACGTTCAGTATCATCAAATGCATTTAAATCACTGGATGTTAATTGAGCTATTGCTAATTTTGTATCACCTTGTGCTGATCCGTAACCACCTGTTAAATTTGCTGTAGAAACATCTAATTGTACATAGTCGAAGCCAACTTCAAATGTTGTTAAAATTTCATCTGATGCTAAGTCTTGACTAAAGCTATCTTTATTACTGAATGCAATACTTCTATAGGTTGTATTATCGCTTTCATCAAAGTTAATTGCTGTACTTGGTCTAGTAACAAGGCCTGATGGATCACCTACACTATCAAATATAAAATTAAAACTATCTCTATATTCAATAATTGTATTGTTAGCAACTGTTGCTTGAAGTGTTCCAAAAAAGTCATCTGCACTGACATCATCTGCTTTGAGATCTAATTTGTAAACAAAGTTATTGTGTACACCAGCTACAGTTCCAAAAATTGTATCAACATCAATTGTTAAATCATTAGTAGGAGAACTGCCTCCTAAGTTACTACCACTGATTGTAATAGTATCACTTGTGGTGTATCCACTACCGGGTGTTGATATAGCCACAACTGCCGCTCCTGAGCCGCCTATTGCACCAACTCCTGTAACAGTTACATCTACTGTAAGTCCAGTACCCGATCCTGAATTGTTTGTTGCAATTCCGCCGAATGTTCCTGTAGCTGCTGTTGTCCCTGCTAGTGTCCCGTTGTCTAAAGCACTAACACCAGTAACAATTACATCTCCAGCTTCTCCTGATACTCCATCACTGTCAACGTCACTTAGATTTGTAACTGTAGAGACAACATAATTTAATGTACCTGTTGCACCACCATGATCAATTGTAATCAAACTGTTAGCAGAAGGCGGAGTTTTTAGATCTGTAACTGTGATACTAGGATCGTCTAATGCGTTAGCAAATGTTCCTGTAGTAAATGCTTTTGCAGGTTGTACCATATCATTTTTGAGTGTAACTTGATCTGGAATTTCATTAGGATCAGCACCTTCGGCAATCAAACCAAAGTTACCATAACCGTTAGAGCAGTTAAGTCCTCTAATTTCAGAACCATTATTAGCATACATAGCTGTTTGACAGTAGTATGTAAATGTTGACACTTGTTCTGAGAATGCAGCATTGTTAGCAATTAAGCCGTAGCCTAAATCATTAATCTGTGTAAAGTCATTGGCAAGCATTGATCTGTTACCAGCTGTCTGTAAGAAAATATCTCTTTCAACACTTGAATCGTCAAATTGTTCTACATCATATCCGTCACCTTTATTACTGTTAGCATCTAGATAAATTGTGGCAGTACCTTGTCCCTGATCATAATCTGATATAGCATTTACCTGATACCGTCTTCCTTCAACATAGAAAGGACAAGGTAGTTCAGGTGGACGCAGCCTTAGTCCTTCACCTGGATTACTTTGTACAGTAAGTTTAAACTTATCTGCTGTTTCTGGTTGACCTGTAATTCTTGTAGGTAAGTTACCTACATACGCATCAACATACATGCCGCCCGCAAAAGTTTTTTGGTTAATACTCTTTGAGAAACTAGATGCTGTTTGAATGTAGGGAGATTTAGTAAGAACCTGTCCTTGCGGATCTAGTACACACATAAAGCCACCGTGACCTTGCACAGTCACGTTACGAATAATTGTAGCATCACTCATCAAAAATACATCTAGTGCATCATTACGTTTAGGTGGATTATATTGGGGATCAAATACAAAAGTTATTTTGTCAATTAATTGACCGACTACTGCCGCTGTTCCTGATTCCCCTGCACCTAATGATATATCTACAGGTTCAGCTGCAATAACTGCTGCCGCACCTGCTGTGTATTCACCAAATGTTATTGCATTAGTTTCTGCACTTACAAAAGTGTGCGCTGATGTTTCAGATGACGTTCCTACATTCACTGTAATAGTTGTTGAAGTTTTTCCAGTTATTTCTAATTTAGTTTGGAATGCAGGATCAGTGGTTCTTGGATATGCAATTGGTGTAACATTACCGTCTGATGCACAAGTGAATGTTAAACTTTCAGGTTCGATTTCAATATATTGTCCTATAGATAAACTATGTGTGCCTATTGTTGCAACTAACACACCTGTTATTGGATCGTATGTAACATTGGTAGGTGTAAATTGTGCATCTACTACAGTATAGTTTGGAGCAACACCTGACAACAATGCATTTGAAAGTGTACTGATGTTATCAATTGCGGCTTCGGTTGCAATTTCTTGTGAACTATCACCTAATTGTGTAAGATAATCTCCGTTTGTCAGTAACGAATGATATGATCCTTGTACTTCTAGGGTCATGACTTCGCCGCCATCTTTTAGATCTTTAACTAATGCGTCTACTATTAACGCTGTGTCTCGTCTACATTTGGCTTGAGAATAAGTTAATTCAGGAAACCTATCACTTATAAATCTAATAGTTTCTTCAATAATGTAATCTTTGTTTTCTAAAATAATATTACTTGCAGTTGTATAACCGCCTACGTTTGTAACTGTAGGTCCTAGATTTAATGTTTTACCGCCATCTGCTAGATAATGGTAACCAAATTTACCTTGTGCAACGCCATCTTGGTTGAAAAAGTTTGTACCACCGTTGTTTAAAGTTAATCCGTCAAATGTATTATCTCTGTAAAAATACAAATTTGCCCATTTACTTTGCGATACTCTAGGTACTCTTGAATCTGTTTCTGTTTTAGGTTTGATAATTACACGTCTGAACTCATCACCTTTAAGTGATACATTGTTAGACAACCTAATAGGATAGTCTTCTTCATATATACCTGTTTCAACCATAATAGTAACTTGCTTTTTAGCAACTACGTTACCATACTCTAGCGGCTCTTCAGGTTCAAAATCTTTTGCACTTAACAAGTGTACTTGGAATACTGTGGGTCCAGGTTCATTTCCACCTGTCTGTGGATCAGTTGCGGCTTCTGCACCTACATCGTTAGTGAAACTAACAATTTGTCCGATAGCTTCAGACCGTTTACCTCTTATCACTTTACCTGGTAATGCATCAGTGTTGCTAGGAAACGTTTGATCTGTATAAGAAGCAGCACCATTTGTTACAACAATTTTATATGTACTTCCGTATACAATATCTCCACCTGCGTCTAATCCGTTTTGTATTATTGTGTTTACTAAGTCAAATTTATCTTGAATCGCAGCAATGGCATTGGAATCTGCATCAAAGTCATTTGCAATAACTGTAGGAACACTATCAGGTCCTAATGCACCGCTTACTGAGCCAGTAAAATTATTACCAGTGTTAAATGTTCCAGTAGTTTGTTCTAATTTTATTGTTGTGCCGTTAGTTACTGATGCTTGTACAACGCCTGTTGCTCCGCTACCTGCTTGTGTAAGTGTTTCTCCAGCAACAACAGTTACATTTCCTGATGTAGTAATTGTAAAAATTGTGCCGAGATCTAAGAACTGGTCTTCTTCAGTTTGGAATACTTGTCCAACTATACCAGATGTAAATCCAGTGAATGTCGATGTATCAAATGGTGTAGTGAGATCTTTATCGTTGTAAAGTTCAAATGTTTGTGTGCCTGTTACTCTAACATATTTTTTAGTATTATTGACAATTTCAACCATACCCTTTATGTCTCTAAACACAACAATGTCTTTATCAACTAGTCCGTGTGCAGTGGAAGTTGTTACTACAGGAATCTCTGCGGCTGTTATAGTGGTTATATTTTTTTGATTGTATAAATCGTTTGTTAATATGGCAGTTGCTATGTCCCTTGCTGCTACAATACCTGCAACAGTTTGAGTTAATTGTGTTGTAATTGCTAACCTTGCACTTACACCAGAATAATAACTTTCAGCTGCTTGTCTTGTAAGATAGTTTGCTGTAAGTCCTCTGTTTATGTCTAATGCAATAGCATTAATTATGAGCTTGGTATCTCTTGCACATGTACTAGAATTATAAGCAAAGTCAGGAAAGGTTTTATTAATAAAACCAACTACTTCTGCAGCAATGTAATCTGTGTTCCTATCTAAGAGATTCCTTGCTTGTTCGAAAACAGGTACATCTACGTCAGAATTTATAACAACACTATCTTTTGTAAAACCAGAGTGTGTTAGTGTTTGCATGTAGTTGCCCGGCTCTTTTGGAGCACTTCTTATTAATTCTTCTGCACGTTCTGCTGCTTTATTAATTGTTCTAAATGCATATGTTAATGATGTACCTTCTTTACCTGCTGGCACACCGGCCATTAGGTCATCGCCTTTGGTGCTTACAAATAAAACTTCCGGTGAACTATATGCAGTATTGTCTACATAAAATTTTGTTGCAGCTTGAAGATCCTCAGCACCGTTAGGTGCTCCTTGACCTGACAATTCGCCAGGATGATCTGACAAGTATAGTTCTCCGGTCATTGTATCGCCTTGTCTACGTACTGCAGCAGTCCTAGGCAGTGCAGTGTCAGATAAGAAGTTACCTGCCAATGAAGTATCTAACGCCGCATCTACTATTGTATGTGTGTCATCTGCTGCAATAGTACCTGAAGGGTTAATTTTAAATGTATCTGCATCTGCTTGTACGTCTGTCGTTGCATATGCTTTATTTGCTTCTGTATACAAGTATAATCTTGTTGCAGAAACAACTCTTAGATAATATGTTGTGCCTGATACTAAGTTATTAGGATCAGTGTCTTCTGCATTAAAAGTAACAGCAGTTCCGTTTGCTCCACTTTCTAAACCATGGCCTCCGGCTACTAAACCCTGTGCTACATTGTAATGACTTACAATTTCTATACTATCATCTACATACTGACTTATTTCCCAAGTATAATGTAATTTACCAGTTGGTTCATCTGCTACTCGTAATGGCAATCCAGATGTTATGTATCTTTGGTCTGCATATCCTTTGGTAATAACTAAATCGTCAACTGTAAGTCCTGATAAATTATCGTGTGTGGTATTAAGGCGTTCTGCTTCTATAGTGCTTATACCAACGTTTGCAATACCAAAACCGCCTGCATCTAACGGGCCGCCTAGTGTAGGACTTAGGTCATCACTCATTTTTGTAAATGAGCTAGAAATAATTAGTTTTCCTGCAGTATCATAACTAAATGTTATTGTATCTGCTGCTCCGCCTCCTAATGCACTATTTGATGCTAGTGTAACTAAATTAATTAATGTACCTGCATCATTTACTAATGGTATTGTGTTAGGTGTAAGTTCATCTGGTGTGTCACTTAGTGTTGTAAATGTAATTTGTCCACCAACTCCAAAAACTGCATACAGTTCTTGAAAGTTTTCATTGGTTTTACGAAACGATTCTCTAATACTATCGCCAGTACCGTCATTACCCTCTACACCAATATTAATATCTTGTTTTGCCATTTATTGCTCCATCTCAAGCGGTATTTGTAATTTGTCCATATCGAAGTTAACACTTACACCACACCCGCAACTACTTTGTGCATTAGGATTTGTAATATCAAACATCGAACCTATAATATCTTTTTTGTAGTCTACCACAGTTCCTATCATAAACATAATGCTGTGTGAACCTATAATTAAACTAAAGCCTTCGTCTGTTGGTATAATCTCATCACTGTCTTGTATATCTTGTGTATCGCTTATAGTACCCCAGTCGTATTCAAAGCCGGCACATCCTCCACCCTTCATATTTAATGTTACTGCAATAGCATTATTTTCTTTACAGATAGTATCTATCTGTGTTTTTGCGGCGTCAGTTAGTGTGCAAACAGTCATTTTGGCTCCTTTATAAATGTATTTATCGTTGCTTTTTATAAACTTAATGTAAATATAGTTATGTATATAAAAGAATTTTTGGTAGTAAAGCGATACACTAGACTTAGTAAATGCGGAGTCAAGCACGAATACACTCGCAACCGCACCGTGTTAGTGTTACGTTGTGATAATTGTAATACAGAATTTGAAAGACTAAGAAGTAGTATGGATCCTAATAGGATAAACAATAATTATTTTCATGTATGTAGTAGTTGCGATAGTAAAAAGTTTGCTCAAAAGATGGGAGTCACAAGGAAACAAATCTGGGATTTACCAGCCAGTAGTGGTTTAGATATAAGTAAACTTTAGTCTTTTTTCCAGATAGTCCACGCACCATATGCTATTGCAGCATAAGCGGCTAGTTTTGCAAAAGGTCCTGCAATCAATACAATTAGTCCTAATCCTATTAGAACAGCACCATCCATTGATGTGCGTTCCTCAATTCTTGCTTTAATCCAATTTTTCATTTTAACTCCTAATATTTCCAGCCGTCTTTCTTAATATTATCTTTAGCTTTTATAGATTTTTCAGGTGTTGGAAATTTATATTCTTTTACAACAGGGACATATGTTACAGGCCCTGTATCAATACGGATCCCTTTAATTTTATCCAAGGACAAGTTCTTTTTTATGCCTTTTGTTTTCATGTTTGTCTCCTATATAGTATTTATATAAATTTATACTAGCAAGGTTCTTACATTTGGATTCACACATAATATCTGCATATGATAAGAAGGATAAAGCCCAGTCATTTACAGCATTATTAGGATAGTAATCACTATGCGCTCGTAGTTTAGCTTTCTTGTAGCCTGCTTCTAGTAGTGTAGTCATATCAGGCATGCCTACATGGGCATAGCCGTCAGGCAAGTGTTCGTTTCGGCTGTATGAATAATGTATTACAGGACGCACACCACGCCACGAATCTATCACGCGATTAAATCTATCGTCGGTGGCACGTATATATTCACCTTCACGGCACCAGTGATGGTGTATGTCGAGTACCAATGCGCAGGTGTCGACAAGCTCGAGGCTTGCGTCGAGACCCCATTTGTTTTCGTCATTCTCGATCGTAATCGTGTTTCTCGCTTCTGGAGAAAGTCTGTTGTTGATTGCGTGTTTGATACCGGCTGGACCTTGCCTACCGGATATATGGACGTTGCATTTAAAGTCTTGGAACGATTGGCCATAGCCCATCCATCTGATGCAATTAACATGATATTCAAACTCCTCTATTGATCTTTCGACAATCTCTGGGTTGTCGCTTGCAAGTACAGTAAATTGGCCTGGGTGCATCGATAGTCGGACATCGAGGGCTCTTGCTGTTTCTCCGACTTTTGCAAACTCTCTTTCGCAGTAGGCAATAACATCAGGCTTGCGCCAATAATAACACCAAGTAGGCTCGGTATAAACAGGAAGTACATCGCTACCCAATCGGACCATACGAAGTTCTGGAGGAAGGCTTCCCACATATTCAATCAACCTCTTGTATGACGCAATGTTATGGACCATAAGTTCCCACAAGCGTTCTTCAGCAACATCACGTGTCTGTCTATTAAGCCACTGTACTGTTGTGCTACGAGTATTTAGCGGTCGCTGTATTTCCTCGAGAAGTTTCTTTTTCTGTGTTTGATCTGTGTGCATGTATTTACATGCAAAGCCTATACGTTTTATATTATTCATAGCCATATTGTACTACTATTATTTGTTGTTGTCAAGAACATAATTTACCACAATCTTATATTGATACTTAATAGGATTAAATCCTGCATGTTTCATATTGGCAGGAAAAATTACAAGTCTGCCTTTCTTTGCATTTACTCTTTGTGTAACATTATTATTATTATCAAAAAATAATGTTCCTCCGTCATTGTCGTTAACATAATATAGTAAAGATACATTATCTCTATTACTATCTACATGAATAGGTTGATGGTCTCCTGACTTATAATTAGTAATGTTGGTTGTGAAGTTTGACTTTATCCTTAAAATATCAAAAGGACCATCTATATAGTTTAAAATTTTTTTTGTGTATTCGAAAACTTCACTAAGTTTTTTACCATTATAAAAAGATCCATGACTAAATTGAAAGCATTCAACATCTTTTAAATTTGCAAATTTGTCGTTATAATCTGCTGTTTGAGATTGGAAGTACCAGGGAAAATAATTGTCAGTGTGTAGTGCTAACAGCTCTTCCTGAATATCCAATGGAATTAAATTATCAAAAGTTTCTATTTCCATTTTCCTACTATATACGGATCATGACAATTATGAGGATTAGGATCACCATGAAATGCAACAATACAACAGTCCTCTGGTGCTGTAACATGTTCTATATCTTGTAGCTCTCTATGTCCCCGAGGTTGTCCCTGCTTAAACCTTCTATCTTTCCGTACTTCCCATTTCCAACTTCTTACCCAAGAGTCTGGAAATACTTTTGCTTTACCTTGAGTAGCTTCCCAAAGATAGTCTTGATCACCATAAAATTTACGCATGATTTGGAGATGTTCCTTTTTAAAACGTTGCCAGACGTAATCAAGTTGTCCCTTTTCAAATCTTATTACACTAGAATTATACTTTTCCCAATTAGGACGCATAGCCCTAGTGAAGTCTCTTATAATACAATATTCGCCTGGATAAAAATCAAACAGCCTATTCAAACTATTTGTTACAACAAGATCTAAATCTAGATAAAGGATAGTTCCTTCTATAGGTAAATCTGCCGAAAATATGTAAGGCTTATACCACCAACCAGTAACTGCAACAGTGGGTAAAGGAATTACATTTATTCTAGGATCAAGATTGACTGGGTCTTCAGTAATACAATAGAAGTTAAAATCATATTCAAGATTAGCAGTCACCATATTATACATTTTGTTTACATAATCGGCACTGTATTTTTGCCCGTGTTTTAGGACTAAAATATTCTTATCTTTTGAAGCAGGAAAGTTCTTCACAGAGTTTTTTAGCAATTTTGCAGCCTTGCGCTCACGCTTTGCTGCTTTCATTGCTTTTATTTCTTCTTTGGTATATTTAGACTTATCAATCTTAGCCATCTACAAACGACATCTTCTGCACTTGAAAGGGTGTATAGATTGCACTGTTAGCACCATGCTCAGCACACTCTGCTGACTCGCACCAACAACGATTATCTGTCGCTTCACGTACTAGTTTATCTGCAAAGCGCCATGCATGTTCTGCAAACTTCTCTGCACCTACACCTTCAAACTCTCTTACTTCACATAGGTCTTTGTCTTGTAGATCATAAAAGTCTTGTTTGTGTGGATCGTTTACATCAACACAAGTTTTGTGATCGAAGTTATCTTCTAGCCATGCTTTTAGTGGTTTCAATCCACCAAAGTCTACTGCCCAATTTTTGTTGTCAAGGTCTGAACATCCAAATGTAAATTTAAATTGCAGACTGTATCCGTGAAGCAGATGACAGTGTGAGTGATCTGCGTTAGGTTGTCTAAACACTGCTGAAAGTCCAATGTTATGTCCGTATGTTTTTGTGCTGTAATAAGCCATATTTATTCTCCTATATAATAGCGGCAGAATTAGGAGGGTTGACGCTAAGTCCTCTATGTATTATACTTATTATACTATAAGTTTCTTAGGCTGTCAAGTGAAACATTAGCAAAATTCCACTGTTTTGGCAAATCCCATTCGCTTTGATATATGATAAATTTTATGTGCTGATTTGATTCTATTACTTTACCTATTTGATGTTTCCAATATCTAGGATCAACTGCACTTTTATTTGAAGCATCATAGTGTTCAGTATCTTTGTATATGTTATTTACAAGTTGTCCTTTACCATACAAATCAAAACCTATCATATGAATTTCCTTACTCATCAGTGTTGCTAACAATACAGCATACGGCCCACTCCCCCATTGGAAGGGTTCATCTGCTCTTACTTCTATTTCGTAAGGCACTTCAGGAACTGCAAATAGATTTTTAATATGCTCAAAATTATCTAACCAGTCTGTTCTAGTGTAAATTTTGTTAAAGTTTTGGGAGTAATTATTATGGGCTTGTTCGACCATTCTACGATCTACACATATTAGATGATCCACAAAGTAGTCTCGGCAAATAGCATTACATCCTATAGTAGGACCTGGCAACGCATTTACATCAATTGGTTTTCTGCTTTCTCCGTTACCTAATACAAACATTTTATTTCTTCTTGTTGATCTCTTTTCGAAGGTCTTTTAATTCTTTAGCTATTTCCTCAAAGCGGTCTAAACTTTTATTATTTACTTCAGTAAGTTTTCTAGCAAACATCATTATCCACCACCACCATATGACTGCTGTTATACTAAAGGCAACAGAAATAGCTATCATTATGTAATCAAAGGTATTTTGTAAATCAGCAAAGTGTACAATTAACACTAACAGTAAAGCTATCGCCGGTAATATTTTTGCTAAGAATTCCCACATAGTATTAAGAACTTAACTTTGTATTTGGCCAAACTGTTTCCATTCTCCCGGAGTGCCATCTCTTACACATATCCAGCCAACAAAGCCTGTTGGAGTAGGATTTTGATTCCATATGATGTCTCCGACTATATAGTTACCTGTACTAGGCACTTCTGTGCCAGTTTCAAATTTTTTGTTCTGAATTCTTACAGCTCTAGCTGTAGTTATATCCACATCATCTGCAAAGTTATTAACACCAACGCCTATTGGGTGTGTAATATTTACTCTACCATTGAGACTAATATTTCCGTTTGCTGCTACTTCTATGCGTGTAGTATCATCTGTAACAATTTGTAATGCACTTGTAGTCCAAGTTCCTAATTTAAATTTTTTATCAATAGTATTGTCTATTATAAATTCATGATCTATGTTCTTTAGAGCTAACATACCGTTAGGAGCATCAGTTCCTATACCAAGTCTTTCACTATCAGTGTCCCAATACACAACTCCGTCTATGTTAACATTACCTTGTACTTCTAATGACTGTAATGTTCCCAGAGTTTGTAAGTTACTTTCAGTTACACTTCTTCCTAGTGTTGTAAGTGTTAGTACAGGAATGCCTTCTATACGATATACTTTTTCGCGATCAATATCTATATCGTCGCTACTCCACATTCTGTTTGGCTGGTCACGAAACACAAATTGTTTTGTATAATCTTCAGCACCAGTCCATATTAAGCCTTTGCCACTATGTGCTCCTGCTGTTGCAGTAAATTCTAGTG